GAGCCCAATTGAAACGACTGGTGAGGCTCGCATAAGATTGCTTCGTCAACGAGACAGCGGATCAGAGCAATCTGATCCACGCTTTATGGCTATTCGGCCAATAAGTAGTGATGGATCTAATGGTCAACGATTTCAATTAATGTTGTGGCCTACTCCCGATGCAGCGTATACGGTTTCTTATCGGTACCATGCTCTCCCAGCAAAACTTACGGCAAGTTATCCGTACCCATTGGGAGGTGAGGCTCATGCGGAAACAATACTTGCTAGTTGTTTGGCAGTTGCTGAAGCTCGTCAGGAAAACAATGCTGGTATTCATGCAGCTAACTTCATGCAAAGATTGCAGGCATCAATTGCCTACGACAAACAAATCAACACTCCAGATGTCGCTGGCTATAACCGAGACGCTAGTGATACCGTGATGATGACAGAACAAGACAATCGTTATGTAAATGGTGACGTTGTAAAGTACAATGGAAGTGCCTTTTACGATACAAACCCATAGGTGATACATGTCAACTATTAGTCCACAAAACATGTTGCTTTCGTCTGTCACTATTAGTGATGACAAAGACAATTCAACGTCTATTGTTTTTTCAGGATTTCGCAAGGCCGTTTGCAACGTACCTTCGGGTTCTTCGATAACGGCAATAACTTATTGGGTAGCAAATACTGAAGACGGAACTTATCAGCAGTTGTACAGCGGTGGATCTGCTGTTTCGACAACTGTTGCTGCAGGTAAAAGCTACGCTTTAGACAGCGCTATAGAAGGCGTTGCATTTTTGAAACTACAAGCAAACGCAGCTGGCACAGCTGCACTACACATTATTTCGTAAAGGGATATCCATGTCAGGCCATAATATTCTTCAACAAATTTCAAGAGAACCAGAGCTTCTTATCGAAGATCCGGGCGCAAATGGGGTTATTCCTGTTGATCGCACTTTTGGTATTTGCAACGTGGTTTCTACCAGCGCAACTGGTGGCGGTGCTCGTGTACTAGCTAACCCAGAGCGTGAAGGCATTGTCATTACAGTGAACTTCCAGACTAAGGACACTAACAACCTAGAAATTACTGGATCAACAAGTGCTACGGTAGACCCAGCAGCAGCAACAAAAATTGGCTCTATTGACGGGACACAAACCGTTAAAATGACCTGTGCAAATGCTGGCGATACAGTTAGTTTTATTAGCACTAGATTAGGTGCTGATTTAATTTGGAATGTCTTCGCTAACAACGGTGGCACTTTGAGCTAATGGCAAGATTAAGGACAAGGTTTGATATGCCTTGGCCTAATCTTGGTTTAGTGGAGTCTACAGGTTTTGAAACACAACCACGCAACAGCACCGCCGAATGTCAGAATGTCCGTGCTTGGGAACCTTCTACTGGTCGCTCTCGTGGTGGTCAGCGTGCTGGGTTGTCAAAGTATGTAGACGCACGAACAGCTGATGGCAAAGTACAAGATATTGGTCAAGTTGTAGCTAGAGCTACCCCAGCCAACCAGGATGAGGTTGGTGCGAGGACGGTGTATACCTACGCAATTACTAATGGTACTGTGGCAAAGGTGACGTCGTCTACGTTCACTACAGCCACTAATGGGTCTGGTGCTCTGTCTTCTACTGTTCCAGCAATATTCTCGGCCCAGCTTTTTGGAATTGTTTATTTTGCTGACGGTGCTTCTACGAAGCAGTGGACTGCATCAACTAACACTGTGGCTACGTGGTCAGCTTCGGCTGGTTCTCTTCCAATTGATAGCAGTAATGAACCTCGCCTTATTGAAACTTGGCGGGGCCGTATTGTCTGTAGTGGAATTAGTAGTGATCCGCACAACTGGTACATGTCGAAAGTAGGTGATGCAAGAGACTGGAACTACGCTCCAGCTACCCCTACTGCCACACAAGCTGTAGCGGGTAATAATGCGGATGCGGGCAAGAGCCCTGACATTATCAATGCCATGTGTCCGTACAGCGATGACATCCTGCTGTTCTTTGGTGACCATACAATTTACCAAATGACTGGTGATCCAGCTGAAGGTGGTAGGCTTGACTTGGTATCGGACACAATAGGGGCCCCGTTTGGGAGGCCCTATTGTAAGTCTCCTGAAGGAATTGTGTTCTTCTTTGGGTCACGGGGTGGTGTGTATCAAATGCAACCCGGCTCTCCGCCTCAAAACATTAGTGAAAAGCAAATACCTGAACGCCTAAATGCGTTTAATGCAGACACAACACAAGTCCGTATGGCTTGGAGTGATATTGAACGAGGGTTTTATGTGTTCTTAACTCCGCTTGCCGGAGGAGCCACCACAAACTTTTTCTATGATGTTAGAAACCAGTCTTGGTGGCCGGACAAGTTTGCAACGGCAGCACACAACCCTGTGTCTGTGCATACGTTTGATGGCGATGCTGCTGCAGATAGAACTGTCTTATTAGGCGGGCAGGACGGTTACGTAAGAAAGTTTGATTACACCACACCGGCCACAGCTGACGATGGGGTTGCTATAGATAGCTTGGTATATCTCGGGCCAATACAACTAGCTAACCGTCCTAAGATCATGCTTACTGACATGAAGGCGGCAATAGCGACTGGAAGCAGCGACGTAGATTTTACCGTTTATGCTGCTGAAACAGCCCAGCTTGCTGAAGCTTCGGCATCAGCTCAGACAGTATTTACTGGCAGTTGGTCTGCTGGCAGGAATAAGTCTGAAAGAAGGCGTGCCGTAGGACATGATATATACATTAAAATAAGAAATGACGACAACAACGAAGCTTGGGCATATGAATTCTTGGGAATTGAGCTAAATAGCTTTGATGGCCCAAGAGGAAGGCAGTGGTAATGAGTGGATTAGTTGGTGGACTCAACAGAGGTCCAAAGTTTCCTCCGAGAGCTAGGCGTGCCAATGCTCGCCTAGCGTTAACTGACCCTGCACAAATTACAATTAGTGGAGCTGTAGCTATTCCGGTAGTTACTAGCGACGAAACTGATTCAACAGACTTAAGCACTAGTCCTGTTGATGGTGAAATTGTTTTGTTGTTTGGTGCGGGATCGACTGCAAAGTTGTGCGTTGCCTACAACGGCAACTGGTACGAAGAAACCTTAACACAGATGAGTTAATCGTATGTCACGAATGTTTGGATGGAGTAATAACGGAGCTTTCCGCCTACAGCCCCCCGGTATTGGTGGAGGTATGCCCGCAGCCGGTGGAGGTGCGTCTAGTACGCCTGCTGCACCCGGTATGGGTGGAGGTATGGGTGGAGGTATGCCTCCTGCTGGTGGCCGACAAATAAGCGATATGCCAATGCCTCCCGCCGGTGGAGGAGTAGGTGCTGGTGGTGAAAGTGTCGATACTGGAGGGTTGCCTTCAGGGCCAGAAGGCGGTGCTGGAGGTGGGCCAACTCCATTTCACTTTAATCCAATTACTAACACAACAAACAATAGGACTTATAACACAACAACCAACAATAGAAATATAAGCACTTACCGAGGCGGTGATCGGGATTACAGTCGCACATACAATCAGCAGAAGACAAATATAGATAACTCGCAGACAACAATGGCTGCTCGTGGTGGGCAGCAAAGACAGAAGATAGAACGGATGAGACCGTTCAAGCAAAAAGATTACGGCATGGGTGAACAGATGATAGGTAATCCAGGTCTTGCTATGCAACAACTTAAAATGATGAACTCCTTAATGGGATTAGGCTAATGGCTAGTGGAGCAAACCAAAAGAATCCGTCACGCAATAAAGCGCAATACCGAGCTGGTGAGGTAGGTTCTTACAGGAAAAGTTTGATTGAGCAGGTCATTTCTGAATTTGAATCTGCTCGTCAGGCAGGAAACGCAAAAAACGAAGATCGTTATGCGAAAATCCTTAGAGGATATGATCAGCTAGTAGATGAACAAAAATCACGCTTAGATGCGCTAAATACCAAGCATGGAGGCCTTGCTTCAGCAATGGCCTCCCTTAGTGGTGACGTATCGTCTGCAATGAAGTCCGTTGCAGATGGAACCCGGACAGATGTATTAACAGGAGGATCGCAGCGTGTTCAAGATACATCTGATCGGTTTGCTGCTGGACAAAGTGATCTTTCAAAGCTTGCGGAATCCGCAGGAAAAAAGGTTGAAGGAATTGGAGAAGATGTCTCAGGAGAAATTGGAGATCTTGGAGGAAAAGCTAGAGAAGGCTTACTGGGTCGTGCTGGTAAAGGCATTGAAAAACTCTTAAGTAAGTACAAAAAAGAATCGGCTTCGCAAAGAAAAATTATTGAAAGCGGTCGGGGCAAGGTTAAGGCAGGTTACGAAACCTTGCAAGGTAAGGACGAAAAGTCTCGTCAAAAAGCAGCAGCAGATGTTCTGGGTAACTACGAAAAGCAGCAAGGGAAAACTGGAGAGCTTTTTGCGGGTGCTTCCAAGACAGCAGATAAGGCATTCGATGCAGCTTCTAAACAAGCCCAGCAAGCAATGGGTGCTGCCGAGCAAAAAACAGGTAAGGCTTTTGATAAGGCTCGTGGTCAAGTAGACAAAGCTGTTTCAGGGGAAGTAGATGCTGCTGGCAGGAGATATGCAAAAGGGAAGGGTGAGGTTGGTCAGGACTTTTCAGCAGCGCGGGACGCTGCTGCTGGCATTACATCTGCGTCACAACAGCAGGCCGGACAACTAGGAACTGCAGCTCAGCAACAGGCTGGTAAAATAGGTACTGCGGCTCAACAGCAGGCTGGTCAAATAGCTTCTGCTGCTCAAGATAGAGCCGGGCAGATTGCTCAACAGGGACAACAGCAAGCTGGTCAAATTATGCAAGGTCTAGGTGACCGTGCTGGACAATACTTTACGTCTGCCCAGGATAGGGCCGCACAACTTGCACAACAGAGTGCAGGAAGGAGTGGTGAGCTAGGGAAGTCTGCATTGCAGGATTTATCCAGTCGGGCAGAAGGAAGACTTGAGGATCTTAGCGGTGATTTCTCTAAGTTTGGTCAGGATGCTCGCACGCAAGCTCAAGAGTTAGGCGGGCAACTGCAAGGCCGTTTTGATGAAGCAGGCGGTAAGATCGGCGGCATGTACGATTCAGCCATTGGTGATACTGCTTCTGGCTTTGCGGCAGGGCGTGAGCGTGTAGAAGGAGGCTACGGTGGGGCTCAAGAAGAACGTGCGGGTCGTTACGGTGAGAGAACTGAAGCTGGTCTTAATATGTACGATCAGATGGGTGGAGAAACTAAAACCCAGATCAATCGCCGGTTTGATGAGCAAAAAGAATCTCAGCTTGCAAGCATGGAGCAAAACTTAATAAATAGGGGTCTTGATAGCACTACTATCCGTGGTCAGATGGATCGCGCCGCCTCGGACATTGAGAGGAATCGTTCTGAAGCTCTTGGGCAGGTAGACTCGCAAATTAGGCAGCAAAAAGCTGGTGCATACGAGCGAATGACTTCGCAGGGAATGTCGGCTGAAGATGCAATGCAAGCATCTGGGCTAGGAGCTAGTACTTCTCTGACTGGTGCTGAGATGCAAAGTCAGCAACAAATGCGGGGAGCAAAAGCAGGTGCTGCCGAGAGAATGGCTGGCCAAGGTGTTCAAGCTTATGGTCAAGCTGCTCAGGCAGGAAACCAAGCAGCGCTTCAATCTGGACTTCAAGGTTTAGCTCAAAGAGCCGGTGCGCAACGTGATGTAATGAGTGCAGAGCAAGCCGTCGGGCGCCAGGCATTACAAGGCCAGCTCGGTGCTGAGCAGGCTGGTGCTGCTGCACAGATGAATCTTTTAGGCCAAGGGGCTGGAACTCAGGCAGGCCTGACTCAAGCGGAAGCACAGGCTCGTCTTGGAATGGCTCAACAAGGAGTCGGTCAGCAAATCAACTTAGCTGGGCAGGCCGCTGGTCAACAAATGGGGTTAGCTGGACAGACAGCCGGTCAGCAGATGGGTTTGATTGGGCAAACGACGGGCCAGCAAATGGGAATGCTCGGTCAGGGTAATCAAGCACAAATAGGATTGTTGGGGCAACAAGCTGGATCACAAGCTAACTTAACTGGTCAGGGTTTAGGTGCTCAGCAACAACTTGCATCGCAAGCAGCAAATCTTAAAGCAGGTCTTGCAGGTCAGGAAGCTGCTGGTCAGCGTGCTTTAGCATCTCAAGGTGCAGCTGGTCAGCAGAATTTAGCTGGCCAGAGAGCTGCAGGTCAGCAACAACTTGCGGCCCAAGGAGCCGCTGCTCAAACGCAGGCTGGACTTGCAGGAGCTGGCGCAGCTCAACAAATGGCAGGTCAAAATCTTTCTGCTGGTACCAGTTTGGGGCAGGCGGGACTTTCCGCACAAGAACGTGGTCAAGCTGCTTTAGAAGGCCAAGCTGGCCAATTCGGTTTAGCCGGTTTGGCAGCATCTGCTGCAGGACAGCAGCAGATGCGTGGTGCTGATGCTGCCCTGACTTCTTCTATACAAG